AACGTAACCGCAAGAAAAACCAAAAGTATCAACCTCAGCCAGAAACCTATGCGCGGTGGCATCCGGCTGTAAAAAAGGAGAGTAAATAACATGAAGCATGAATATTTTGGCCTGTGGGACAATGTAGCAAAGTGCTATGCATGGGTAGGCGAGAGCAAGAACAACGCAACCTTTGCACGTATGTGCAACGTAATGGCGAAGGATGAAAAAACGTTTGTCGGGCAGGCACCTGGTGACTACACCGGCTTTAAGTTGGCAGAGTTTGACGACGAAAACGGTGAGTTTGCCAACGAAAAGGAAAAGGTATGGGAGGGCAAGCCGCATGAATAAACGATACGAAGAAGGGCGAAAGCCCTTCTTTTCTAACCCGGGAGAAAAAGAGCAAAAACAATACGTTTGGACGAAGGACGAAAAAGGGCAAGAAGTACTGCAAGAAACTGCACCAATCGACATCCAACAGGAAATTGAAAGCTATTCTGACGAATGCGACATCAAAAGCATCGTCCGAAAAGCAAGTTTTGACCCGCAGTTTCTGAAAAATCTGTCGGAGGGAGCATTAAACGATACATACACGGATATTACGGAATTTCCGCAGAACATTCACGAGTATCATCGAATGGTAGCGACCGCACAGGCAAACGCCATGAAACTTGAAGAACTGCAAAAAATGGCAGCAGCAGAAACAAAAACAGAACCGGAAGCAAAGGAGGAAGAAAAGTGAATCGAAACAACGAAAGACACTTTAATCAGATTCCAGAAATGAAAGCAAGTCGAACGCGGTTTAACCGTGATCAGACAATTTTAACAACGTTCGATTCCGGCAAGCTGATTCCATTCTATGTTGACGAAGTATTACCGGGCGATACCTTCAACGTAGACACGGCAGCAATCATCCGAATGAGCACACCGAAGTATCCAGTGATGGACGATGCATTCATTGACTTCTACTACTTCTATTGTCCTAACAGAATTCTGTGGGACAACTTCAAACACTTCATGGGAGAAGTAGAGGCAACGCCATGGATGCCAAGCAAAGATTACGCAGTGCCGCAAATCAAAATCAAAGGAACGGACGCAGCACCAAAACCAAACGAAAGGTCCATACTGGACTATATGGGAGTACCGACCAAAATTAAAAAAGAATTTAGCATTAACGCGCTGCCCATAAGAGCATACGTCAAAATCTGGAACGAATTTTTCAGAGATGAAAACGTAGATAACACAGCAGTATTAAAAACAGACGATGCAAACGTAGACTACGAATTTGGAAAAGAAGATTGGGTGCAAGAAGCAGAAAACAACGCGTACAAAGGCGGAAACCTGTTGCCTGTAAACAAATTCCATGACTACTTCACAAGCTGTCTACCTTATCCTCAGCGCGGGCCAGCAGTAACACTGCCGATGGCAGGCAACGCAGCAGTAAACCTATTCGACAGCACCGACCTGAAAAAAAAGATGACACCAAGCAATAGCATTTACTTGAACGGTACAGGCTCAGGAGCACCAGAAATATACAATGAAGTAGGAACAGTAAGCGACCCAAAAGCTGCACATGTTGTAGGCGCATCAACATCCCAAGGCACTACTCAAAAGAGCGGATACTTAGGTGCAGACCTTAGCAGTGTAACCGCAGCAACCATCAACGACTTAAGAAAAGCCGTAGCAGTACAGCAGTACTACGAAGCGCTCGCACGAGGCGGCAGCCGTTACCGTGAACAGGTACAGGCACTGTGGAACGTAGTTATCAGCGATAAAACCGTACAGGTGCCGGAATACCTTGGCGGCGGCAGATATCACGTCAATATCAACCAAATCGTACAGACAGCGGCAAACGATAAGTTACCGCTGGGCGAAACTGGTGCAATGTCAGTGACGCCGGTAAGCGAAAGCTCTTTTACCAAATCTTTTGAAGAGCATGGGTTTGTAATTGGTGTCTGTTGTGTGCGACACAATCGCAGTTACCAGCAAGGCTTGGAACGTTTCTGGAGCAGAAGCGACAGGCTTGACTATTATGTACCACAGTTTGCAAACCTGGGAGAGCAGCCTGTAAAGAAAAAGGAGATCATGTTGACCGGCACGGCAACGGACGAAGAAACGTTCGGCTATCAAGAGGCCTGGGCGGACTACCGAATGAAACCAAACCGGGTAAGCGGCCTCATGCGAAGCAACGCAACAGGCACGTTGGATTTCTGGCACTACGCAGACAATTATTCAACCGTACCAACACTGTCACAAGACTGGATGGAAGAAGGCAAGACCGAAATTGCGCGCACACTCGTCGTGCAGAATGAGCCGCAATTTTTCGGCGCTATCCGCATAGCGAACAAAACCACAAGACGGATGCCACTATACAGCGTACCGGGCTTGTACAAACTGTAAGAAAGGAGGATGCCCGGGCAAAACCCGGGCTATTTTTAAATGAGTGGATTATCTGGACTCTTAACAGCACTAAACGTAGCGGGAAACGTAGCAAACACAATCGGAACTTTTGCAGGAGCAGCTAAAAACGTAGCCGGAGCGTTTGGCGGATGGGGGCAGACAGGCAATAGCCAAAGTAGCGGCGGCAGCACAAGCCAAGGCGGCGGACACTCCGAAAGCGGAAGTCAATCAGGCACCAACGTACAGCAAGTCAATGACTGGCTAAAACAGGCATACGCATACCAAGGACAAGAAGCAGCCATGCAAGGCAAATACAACAGTCAGAGTATGTTAAAACAGATGGGCTATAACACGCTACAAGCAATCATGCAAGGCGTATACAACCACATCGAAAACAGTGTAGCAATGAACTACAACAGCGCAGAAGCACTAGCAAACAGGAACTGGCAAGAGCACATGTCAAACACAGCGTACCAGCGAGCCGTTGAGGACATGAAAAAAGCAGGGCTTAACCCTATCTTAGCATTCGCAAACGGCGGCGCAAGCACACCGGGAGGAAGTGCAGGAACAATCAGTGGAGCAAGTATGGGACTTGCAAGCAGCAGTGCACTAGGAGTAAGCCGAAGCGGAGGATTTGTACCTAACGCATACGAAAGCAACAGTTGGAGTAAAAGCGACTGGTACAATGCAGCGCAAAGCTGGCAGCAGATGCTCAGTTCTACACAAATGACGCCTTACGGACTGCAAAAGGCCTTAACAGAAATCGGAGAAGACACAAGCAAAGCTATCGACAAAAACGTACCAAAAAAGAGCGACAGAAAAAGCGGCTATAAAAGCGGCTATCAAGCACCACAAGACAAAACTGGATCCTACGGAGAAAAAAGAAAAGCAGGTGATTATTTAAGGTGAGTTGTTACAAGCCATTAATAAGGCTGTACAACCCGGAAAACAAAGACATAAGCGGGCGGGTGTATTCACTTGCCCGCTTTTCTGAAATATCGGGAAAGCAGCTAAAATATGAAGATCTGATGTATAGAAAAGATGTCATGTTAATACCGTGCGGGCAGTGCATCGGATGTAGAATAAGACAGAGAGAGGACTGGACAACACGTATAGAATTAGAAGCACGAGACTATCCAAGAGAAGAAGTTTGGTTTATCACATTAACTTATGACGATGATCATGTACCGGGCATGATAGTAAACACAGGCGAAATCATGCGAAAAGTACAATACGTCTGGAAACCGGGAGAGAAGCGCCCTGAAAGCGTCCAAACGTTGCTATATACTGACATTCAAAAGTTCTTAAAACGCCTCAGGAAGGCTTATGGAGGCAAATTACGCTATTTCGTAGCAGGAGAATACGGAGAACAAACGGCAAGACCACATTACCATATGATTCTATATGGATGGAGACCAACAGACCTAGATCACCTATACAAGATACAACACAACGGATATTTCACAAGTAAATGGCTAACAGACCTATGGGGCATGGGTCAAATACAGATAGCACAAGCAGTACCGGAAACATATAGATATGTTGCAGGATACGTTACAAAAAAGATGTACGAAATTGACGGACAGAAAGCAAACGTATACTATGAACTAGGGCAACAAAAACCTTTTGCATGTATGAGCCTTAAACCAGGTCTAGGAGATCACTACTATCAAGAACACAAAGCAGAGATCTGGAAACAAGGGTATATCCAATGCACAAACGGCAAACGCGCACAAATTCCACGTTATTATGAAAAAATGATGGAAGCGGAAAACCCACAAAGATTGTGGAGAATTAAACAGAACAGACAAGCAGCGGCCATAGCAGAAAACCGGCTAAAGTACGAAAATGCAAACTTTGCAGAACAATGCAAAACGAAAGAGAGAGTGATAAAGAAGCAGATGAAAAAGAGAGGGACACTTTAACAGTGTCATGGTGTCACCTAGCCCAGTACCTATCAAGTAAGATACTGGGCTTTTGTCATCTAAAGACTCCATGTATCAGTCTATTCAGTCTATCAAATAGCTATACTTTATCGCGCGTGCGCACGCGCGCGAAACGCACACGCGCGCACGCGCGGCTCTTTAGGCGCTATTGTTCGCAAGCTCACAAGCGCCGTATAATATATAACTTGTTGTAGGAGTAGTAGTAGGCAATGTTGAAAAGTTGATAAGTACTAAAATTTAACGTTAAAACGTAAATAAAAAGCAAAAAACAGTGTTGAAAGATTTGTTGAAAATTTGTTGAAATGTTGAAAGTTCGTCAAAATGACGGAAATCATTGTGCAATATTTTGTTGAAAACCTGTTGAAACTGTTGAAACTGTTGAAAACGCGCACAGCGCTAAAAAGGAAAGGATTTAGCCGCGTTCCGCATACGCTCCACACGGCAAGGCGCTAAAGCGCCATTCAAACCAAAAAACAATTGACAGGCGATTAAAAAAATGGTAAAATACGATAAAGAGAGGTGAATAACATGGCAATCAAATGTTATATCATGGACACAGACGCAAACGAAAAAATAGGACAGCACTTCAAAGTGCGAGAATTTGCTTGTAAAGATGGCTCACAAGTAGTTTTTATAGATGACCACCTAGTATCTATCCTAGACATCTTAAGAAACCAAGTCGGTAAGCCGGTATACATCAACAGTGGATACCGGACACCGACAAGGAATAAAGCAGTAGGCGGTGCAAAGTACTCATACCACATGCGAGGAATGGCAGCAGACATACGGGTCAATGGTATGACCGCAAAAGAAATTGCCAAAAAGCTGAATGCAATCATACCGGATGAATGCGGCATTATCGTTTACAGTACTTGGGTACACATCGACACACGCACTAAAAAGTACAGAAAGGGGGTATAACATGGCACTTATTTCCATTAAGGACGTCAAGCAGGCAATCCGTCTTATGATGCAGATTTTGGAAAAGCTAGACGAGATCTATCATGCGCTGCATGATAGCATCAACGAAAAAGAAAAGGAGTAAACCATAGTGCAGAAAACATGGAACGTAAGAGACCAGACCAAAGAGGCACTGGAAGAACTGCTCATACGAAAATACAAAGAAATCGATGGCAATTACAAAATACTTAAAAAAGTGTCAAACATTGAAGATGCAAAAAAACTGGTAGATGAAATTTGGCAGATGAAAAGCTTTGTAAATGCCATTGAATTAGAGCTAATACGAAGGGAGTATAACAATGGCACGACATCGTAAAACAATGAGCGGCGCAAAAGACCGCCGCATGTTTAACGTAACCGCAAGAAAAACCAAAAGTATCAACCTCAGCCAGAAACCTATGCGCGGTGGCATCCGGCTGTAAAAAAGGAGAGTAAATAACA